TTACTTTATTCCGATCGATCCAAACTCAAGATTTCCTCTTTCCGATTCTGATAGCTTGTCTACTTCAAAAAAATTAGCTGTTATTACTGGCGCTATTACGCCTTGAGCAATCCTTGTTCCTCGTTCAATCACATGGACTTGCATATTTAAACTTATTGGTCTTTCAGTGTGATCAACCAACACTCCAACTTCTCCACGGTAGCCACTATCCACCGTTCCAAAAGCGACCCTTAACTTTGTATCACGCGTCATACCGCTACGTGGGCGCACCTGCACCGCAGTTTCTTGTTTCATTACTTTTTTCCCTTTGCTCCACTAATTAACTTCGTGATCTCGTACACACCGTTCTCCACTTCCATCATTCTTGATACATTCCTTTTATTAGATTCCACAACTCTTTTTCAGTCATCTCATAAAATTGTCGTCCTGTCTTTTCTTCTTTATAAATTCCTTTTTGCAGTAATACATCAATGTAGATTTGTTTCCTATCCATGTTTCCTCCTAGCTTCTTTTCTTCTTAGGTCTCCTTGTAGGTGTAGTTGCTGCCATTTGTGGACTCCATCCTCTTTTTAAAACTCTTGTACTAAATGTGCTATATGAAATACCATTCTCTTCAGCTAAATTGACCATATCTTCCATTGTTGCTCTCAATTTCTTTACAGGCTTTTTCGCCGCTTCCTCTGGTGACATCCCTTTATAAACACGAGTTAAAAATGTCATTTTTTTAATCCCATTTTCTAACGCTAGTCTCAACCACTTTTGTTCCCTAAATTGATATTTCCGAGGTGGTGTATTAATTGCCTTATCAATATCCCATCCCATTTGATATACCCTACGATATAACATGTAATAACCAATTCCGTTCTTCTCGGCTGCTTCATAATCTTCCTTTTCTAGCCATCTATTTATCGTCATAGAGCTATGCCTCCTAATCCAAATTCATGATTTCCTCTAAGGTTCTATCCGAAATATAAGTAGTAATGATTTGTATCTTTCCGTATTTCTTTTTAGCCATTTCTATAGCTGTGCCCTCGGACTTAGCCTCAAACCAACAAAGCTTCCACTTCTCGTCTTTATCGTAAAATTCTACTGAGTACGTCATAATGCTATTACTCTTCAAAAATCTTTCTGCTGTATTTGTTGCGCTATAATCAAAACTTCCTACTATATCCTCCAGTGTTAGTTGTTTCATGCCCCTAACCCCATTGGACGAGATTTAATTTTGTTCTTATCTGCCTGATCCATGATTAAGGCGGCTATTTCTAATTGATGCCTTCCTAGCTCTTTTGCTATTTCAAGAATATCTTTATCCTCATCCCACATTTCTCGTAATCGAATCACTTCACTTTCATCAAACAATAAGTCCAACTCTTCTAAAGCGATATATAAGTTACGACGCGATTTCTTCATGTACCTTCCCTGCTGCAACGCCATTGTGTAATTCTCCTTTTCCAAATCCGTTCCAAGTCGTGGCATCCCATTTCCCCTCCAGTTGTAATTGATGAATTTCTCTTAGTTCCGCCATAACAGTATGACGTCTTCTATCCACTTCTTCAGGACTGCGATTCCCTGCTTCGCAATTCCCGGCCATAATTGTGTTAGACACTTTCTCATTGAGGTAATCCGTTGCAATGACCTTTGCGATTTCAAGGTTCTTCGCTCCTTCCTCGCTAGTAGGTTGGTAGTTATCAAAATTAGCTTTCTTAATGTTGCTATCTGCAATCATGCTTTGTTGATGAAACATGAATTTCTTCTCATTTACTTTATCTGCATCGTATTTCGCTTGTTCTTGCTGCTGAAGTTTATTACTTTCGTTTTCAAGGAAACAGCGAAGGCAAACAACTTGTCCACCGAACTTCATCTTATTCATGCCATGCGTATCGCACACATCAGAATCCATAGTCATATTCACCTTTTTGGCTATATTGGTTGGTATTGCTAGTGCCGCTCTCTGCATTGTTCTTCGCTCTTTTATTTCTTTGGTATTCATCTTCTAAGGCTTCCACATCATCTAAAGTCTTAATGTTTTTGTTAGCCCATTGTTTTAAGATGCCTTCAGCATAATTCCATTTATTCTGTTGCTTTAATGCACGTTCCATAACTGCTATAACAAGTTCTTCACTTGTATCTTTAATCCACTGATCTATGCCATCTACCATGAATGGATTTAAAACTCCAATGTTACTTTCGTAGAATGTGAAGCGATTCTTCTTACTACTACTAATTGTTAAATTAGTATTTTTAAGATTAGTATTGTTAGGGTTCACCTCGTGAACTCCCCCGTTCAAATCGTGAACGTCATTGACGTAATAAACATTGGACATACCATCCTTTTCTTTAGATGAACGTTTCTCTTTTGTCACATAACCCATTTCAATTAAAGCGTTTAAAACCTTGATTACCGTATTCTTTGACATCCCGACTTTCTTTCCGATTGTTGGTAAAGAAGGGAAGTAACTTCCCGTTTCTTGATTTAGATGTCTGCAAAGGACCATGTACACTGGCATTTCTTTATGAGAAAGCCTTGCATCGTCTACAATCTCGTTATCTATCATGAAAAATCCACGTCTTCTTCTATCTATTAATGTCATTTAGTTCACCTTCGTCATCCAACATTCATAACTCACATTGTCTTCCATGCCAGTAAAACGAACCTTGTCTCTCCCCCTGAATTTACCTTCGTGATGGAAAGTTCTTTCTGCTCTATATACCCGCTTAATTGGTGTTACATAGTCATAACCTCGTTTTTCTAAATCACGAACTGCTATTAACATCTCTTTCATCGATCCACGCCTTACAGGTATCTTAAACATCACGCATTCGCCCTTTCGCATACCGCTATGTCGCCTTGAACCTTAATTACTTTGTATCCTGGATAGCGATCGGGAGTAATGTACTCAATCGCCTTTATTCTTGCTTCTTTTTCGTTCCGTGCGCCCTTCCACACCCACTTCGGAAGGACGACTTTAGATTGATTTTTATTTAACATAGGCTTAGCATCTCCTTAGTTTGTTTGTTCTATTTTTTCTGCTTGTTCTTGTTCTTCGATTTCAGAAGTTTCTTTTTCAGCCTGTTTAACCCACTTTGTTGATTTCTTAAGTACTTCTTCAGCTTGTTTTAATGTCAATTCGCCAACTTCTTTAATACATAAGTGTCCTTTAATCGTGTCTTCATCCACTTTTCGAAGAGTAGCTAATTTTTTATGTATAATTTGATTGCACCAACTTGTTGAGCAGTAATCATTTCCTCTTGGATCTCTGGTAAATCTTCACCTGCATAGATGTATAATCCTAATCCGTGAAGTGCAATTGCTTTTACTAAGCACCGTTGGATATTCATGTTAATGTCAAAGCTGTTAGGCTCTGCAATCGGCTTGTTCTGATTGTTTAGTATTGGGTGAATCTGACTTGGTGTTATTCCTTGTACAGTTACTTCAACCTCTACAAAGTAACCACAATCTGTTTTGAGATAAGGCGCTCCATCAAATCGTTTTACTTCCCATGTTGCTGTTGGATCTACTTCACGAAGTTTTTTAACTGCCATGCGCATGATAAATAGTTAAAGCGCCCTTTCTTTTCAACGTGTTCCGTGCAATCTATTTGAGCTAATTTAGAAAAGTAATTTTCAGTTGTCAGATGAATCTTCCTCCCCTTTAAAATGGTGATATTTCTGTTTGTTTACTAACTTCATATACTTCCGTAAGTACCTGTAATCCGTATTCATAAGCTACAACCATCGATGCAGCGTTAGGTTCATTACTTTGCTTATATCGTTCAACTAAACTCTTCATAATTTGAATTTCAGCTTCAATTTTGCTTTGCAGGCTCATTTTACTCACCTGCCACTTTCATAACTGAATGATCAACTACATACTCTTCAACACATTCCATTGAGTTATGTATGTAATCTCCATCAAAATCCAAATACTCTTCACCTAAATAAATCTCTTGAGAACACCCTTCGCAATTTCCGATAGAATCATTGGCTGATGAATCATGATGATTGCCAATTAACATTGGATTTTCAATCATTTCCACATTCCTCCTTATTTACTGTAGGAGAAAACATTTGGTATAATATAAATGGGTTATTATATGTGTTTTCTCCAAACCGTCTTAGGGCTAAGGCGGTTTTTATTTTTTCAATAGTACTTACTGAGTATTTTTTTAATATTTAGTTACCGATATGTGTATCAACCGGACTGTGCTTCTGTACGGGCTTTTTTGATGCTTTTGAGCATCGAAATACCCAGGAATCTATCTATTAGGTGGGTTATCCTATTAGATTATTGAATATTACGATAAGCAAAAGCTTGTCCTATTAACTCTATAAAGACGCTATTACAAACATAATCCCTCATAGCTTCTATGGATTATCAACTTTTTTCATAATTTTTATCCTTGTTTTTTTATATTCACGATTTCGTAACATCTCTATATAATGTTTTATTGAATTTCGTGTTAAACTTATAACATTCCAAGAAGTCCTTTACTTTTAGAATCGACAATTCTTCAATACCCTTAGTCTTGCCCTACATCCCCTGTAGGGCTTTTATCATTTAGCTAGAGTGATATACTTCTTGTATGTTTCCTCAACCTTATCTGCGCCGTTATGTACACCATTCGCTCTTAAATCCTTTACGATCCACAAGATTTTCTTTCGTTCGTATTCATCTCGCTCCTGTTTATCCATTACTGTTCATCCTTCATAAACCTTTTGTCTATCCGATCCATTATTAACTTTTGAAAGAGGACGCAACCAACAAGGACTATTTATATATCAAAATTACCTTCAGAGTGGCGAATTTATAAAAACCCCTTACGTTGAAGGTATACAAAAGATTGTGTCGGATAAAATAGTTGTCATTAACAATAAAGAAAAAATTCTTGAAAAGCTTGATTTTATAGGGATTAACGAAAAGTTTATCTATGGAGATTACGATCATATTGCTTCTTACATAAGAAAAAAATTTCAATAAGATATAAATTCGAATCATATTTCTCAATGAACAAAACAATTTAACATGGTAAAATTATATTTGGATGGGAGTCCAATACATATTATTAAAATTAAAGTGATTCAAATCGCAGGAAGGCGCCTTTGGGTGTCTTTTTTTATTTTCAAAAGGACCTGCTCAATTCATTCGTAAAAACATAAGGTAAAGTGAATCCATTAAAATACATGAGTGACCTTAATTTTCCCCTCCTACTCAAAGGAGAGATTAAAATGGGCTTTGGTGGTAGTTGCGGTAGTTGTGGCGGAGGATTTGCTTTATTAGTTGTTTTATTTATTTTATTAATCATTGTTGGAGCTTCTTGCTTCTGCTAAAAAACTATCGGAAAAGGCACTCTTATATGGGTGTCTTTTTTTATAAAATTTACATCAAATTAATTAAACTTTATAAATAGATGTAGTAAAATATAAATTGGGTGGGAACCCAGATATATTTGTGCTGTAAGAAAAGTCTTATGTAGATTGAGTAGAGTAAGGCACCTTTGGGCGTCTTTTTTTTTTCTCAATATAAGAACTTTAAGAATATGCTATTATTTAAATACAAATTCCCTTTTGTGCACTGAGATAGTAATACCCAATAAAAAAGCCCACCTATTTCCGTAGGTGGGCCTTATCTTTATTACACAATATCAAAGTATACTCTCTTTTTCTCATAAACTTTATGTAATTATACATATTTGTAAAAATTACACTAAACAAATATTACATGTAGTAAAATATAAATCGTGGACACGTTCTATAAAGCAGATTCTTTTGAAAGACGTAACATATTGACAATTATCAAAAATGTCACGTCACTCTAATATTGATCTCAAATCTCTTGTATTTTGTAAACTAACAATCTGGTATATATAGACGATTCTGTTTTATAGGATGTGTTTACACGTATAACAAAGGGATAATACGGATAAGTTTATACTAAATGAACGTGATTCAAGTCGGAGGAAGGCACCTTAGGGTGTCTTTTTTATTATTTTTCGACAAAATACGACAATATATAGATAAATAGTTTGCTACCATGAGATGAGAAATCTTACATTTTTTCTGAAATAACTAGTACATAACGGAGGTACTCAACATGAAGCAAAAATTACTTACTACATTAGCATGCAGCGCATTATTTATTGGAATGGCTGCTTGTAGCTCAAATGAGAAGACTACAAATGAATTAAAACCTAAACAAGAAGAAAAGGTTCAGGAAAAGCCGAAAGTTCAAACCATTCAAAAGCAACCTAAAGATAGTTATGTAGTAAGTGAAGATGATTTATCTAAAGCAGCACAGTCGATTGGAGAAATCCGAGATGAGCAAACTATAAATGACATGATGATACATATGTGTCTCCAAAAAATCACATTTCATGGGAATAATCTTCATGGTCCCGGTACCCGTTTTATAGGTCAATTTCAAGTGACCAAAGAAAACATTCAATACCTAAAAAACAACTTAAATGTTATCAATACTGATGATGAAAGACAAAGATATGAATCTCTTCTGAACAAATGGTACGATGGAGATTTTGAATCTCCAGTTGAAGACTATAGTGAAATTCATTATTTACGCTCTGGAAAAAAGCTAAGTATGGACGGATCTAAACTAGCTAAAAAAACTGATAGTGATGAAAAAGAATTTATTCTCCATTACTTTGGCCAAGAAGGATTAGATATTCATAATAAAGAGTGGAAACATGGAGAATTATAGAAATAAAACTGAATTCTACTAAGAAGTAGAATATTTTTACTCTTTAATACGGTATTTATTTTTGGAGTATTATGATAACTTAACTTGATTGGCTTGGCATCCAATACATATTATTAAAATTAAGATGGTTCAAGTCGGAGAAAGGCACCTTAGGGTGTCTTTTCTTTTCGGAAAGTGACTCTACACAAAGAAAAGGCCTCATATATTGAGGCTTTATAGTAAACATTTTAGTATTTTCTTCTTACAAGATTTTAGCGAGAAGATTCGTTTAAAAGGCCATTGAATTACTGAAAAATTCTGTCCTCAACATTACATCAGATTTGTATCATATTTATTAATCGTGAATACATTTCACGTTCTTCTTTCAACTTTTTATATAATTGTGAGCAGCATGAAAAACACCAAAAAATTGATTAAAAAAAGCACTGCCAAAATCTTCAGCAATGCTTTCCCATTAAACGTACTATGGTAATGAACGTCTAATTTTTTCTACTCATGAGTTCTGTATACTCATATAAATTTATTTTAGATTTAAAATACGTTCTATTTCCTTCACACTCAATTTACTTGCTTTTGCAATAGTTTCAAGCGGTACACTAATTTCATACATCCCTCGAATCATCTGCATCTTACCTTGCTCAATTCCTTTTTCCATGCCCTCTTGTAATTCCTCTAAATTATTATCTCTAGAAATCTCTTGCAC